CCACGATGCGGTAGGGTTTGCCAAACGGGACATCTTTAGCTGCGATCTCCTGAATGGTTAAGCCACTGTTCGGGGCTGGAACAACAACGGCAACACCGCCGTCATCAGTTGGGTAAATAATTCTTGAGTTCATGGTTACTCCTTGTTAGCGGAAAACTTGAATTGCGACATATAAACAATCTTGGGCGCCAGTGCCGGGTAAGTGCGTTGAAATGCGGCAGGTTGTAGTAGTTGGTGCGGCACCTGCCAAATTAACAACACGACTACCAGTATTGGAAAAATCAATAGCTACACAACTACCAACAGAATAATTTGCATCACTCATTGCAGTCGTAAAGTTGACTGTGTAATCACCCGTACCATTATCCGTGATACTCGATACATTACCCGAAGCCCGAATAGCTACCGTACCTGTACCGTTAAAGTTTACCCATGCACGACAACCGTATGCAGTGGCGACAGAGCCGTAGCCGGAGTTAAATTGCAGGTTAGCCGACGAATCAAGGCGCATTACCTCAGTGCCGCCTTCAACAAAAGCAAGCGTATCTGCACCGGGGGAATAAATACCTGTGTTGGTGTCACCAATAAACGTCATGCTTGGTGAAGCAGCAGAACCAAGACCAAACTGCGAGGACACGCCCGGAGTCGGTACAAACGTCTGCACATTAGTAGCCCTATACACCACATCAATATTACCTGTGCCTGATGGTGGAGCAGAGTCAAACGTCAGGGTGTTGCCAGCAACGGTGTACGCCGTAAATGGGTCTTGTGGTACGTTGGAGACCGTGACAAACATGTCAAAGACGGTGTTGACGTTACGCGAAAGCGTAAAGACGGTCTGACTCCCAGTGCCGCTAAACTGATCGGCACCAGCGACAAAGTTCTGGTTGGTGGGCGTATTTCCGATGTACGACATCAGGTGATCTCCAGCAATGAAGCAAAGCAGTCTGCCGACGCCGCCGCACTCGTCTCAACCTTCAACACATCCGCAGGTTCTAACACCACCTTCTGGTCACCGCCCACAATCACAAGTGAGCCGCCCACCGCCACCGTTGCGTCTTTCACCAAGTAGTAGTTCACCGCAGACCGAGTCACATACGCATCCGCTGTAATGGGTGAGGCCGAGGTGTTGGCAACCGACAAGCCAATCAGTGTGGTCTGGGTTGCCGCAGGGCAGGTGTATACCGTCGAGGGGGATGTGCCTACATCTTTTACCGGGTACGATTTAAATAAGTTTGCCATTACTGCTCCTTAGCCAGACGCAAGGCTTTGTTGGCTGCTTTAGTCGCTGCTATTTTTGCACGATGCTCTGGCGTAATAACCCGTTTTTTTAAAGCTTCGCTCATCATAGCGCGATACTCCGGTGTTTTTGTGTACGACTTATCCAAGCCCCGCAACTTTGCCCTTTGCTCTTCAGCCATAGGCTTGCCTTTGTTCCACGCGGTGCGACCCTTCATCTTTTCCGACTGCTTGCGCTTCTGCTCTTCTGATACTGGCTTTCCTTTTTGCGGAGAGGGCGTACCTTTTCTTATCGCGGACAGATTAGCTTTTTGCTTTTCAGACATTGGAACGCCTTTGTTCCACGCAGGACGTCCAATAAGCTTTTTACGCGTATCCTCGGAAATTTTTCGGCTAACTCCGCCGCCTGTATCCAAATTGTACCCGTTGGGGGACACCGTACCATAAGCCTGAATGCATCGATGTTCCATAAGATTAAGATACTCAGGGTCTTTGGCATAAAGCAGTACTTCAAACTTAAAACTATCTACCCCGTGTTTTGCAATTGAGTTATGTAGATAAAAAGCCTCACGCTTATGCTTAGTTCTTGCGGCCCTTTTGTGTCGTGTAAACCGTTTTTTAATACCTCTGCTTTGGCCTACATACTGCTTGCCAGTCACAGTGTTGGTAATTAAATATATTCCGCTGTTCATAACTCAACCCAAGGCTATCGCCATCGCAATCGCAGTACCAGCCGGATCAAAGGGAGCTTCGTTCGCTGCGTTGTAGTACACCGCACGTTCAGAGGGGTAGACCACGAACACATCCTTAGTACCAGCAGAGAATGTCACCAACGAGCCGCCGTTACTAGAAGAGAGCACCGTGTCGCGGGAGAGCGTCGTGCCTGATGATGTGTAGGTGCCAATACCCACTTCCCACTCGGAAGTGCCCTGACCTGCAATGGTGTAATAAGTGACGTTGCCGTTGCCTATCGCGGCAAAAGTTTGGAACCCGACCACCGCCCCAGCAAGCGTGACTGTGCCCGTACCAGCAGTAGTGGTCGTTTCTCGTACGCGATCAGCAAGTACCAGCGCCATTATTCACCTCCATTACGGTGCTTCAAGCGTGAAGGTATAAGTCACGTTCAGTGTGTCGCCTGACTGCAAAATACGGTCGCCGCCTGTAAAGTCACTTGCCGAGAACAGCGTACCGGTTGTGCCGCCCTTGGTGTTGTTTGTGGTCAGGAACGCACCAGCCACCGTGGTCGAGCCGTTAATCGAGAAGGACGTTGCAGTCGTTGCAATCACGGACGGGTCAGCCAGTGTCGCAGTACCGAAGGTTACTGTCGGGCGATTTGCATTTGAATAAGTTGTATCTTCCGTCCAGCCACCGTGAGCCGCCATCGTATCAGCCGCAGCGAACACCGTACCAGAACCGGGGCCAGTAATCAGACCCAGATACCAAACAGCGGTATAGGCTGTGCCAGCAAAGAAGGTGTTGTTCATCAGTTGCAGACCTGAGTTGACCACCAGATTGGGGAACTCATCGCGCCACTTTTCCACGCCATCTGCGCCAATACACACCACTGTGTAGCGACCATACGCCCCGGCGTTTTCTTTCATGTTGCCACCAGCAAGCACGGTAGCCGCCACAACTTCAGCCGCTTGGGATTTTTCTTTCGTTGACATAGCTACCTCTTTAAGGAAAACGAATTAGTGCCGTCGTAGCTGAATTAACAGGCATGGTGACGGTGTTACTTACTGCCGAAAATGTTTTGTCTGAACCAAAGTCCAGTACTGCCACCGACTTATTACTGCGGGTCACGTTGTAAATCAAAGCCCCACGAGCCACAAAGTTAGCACCGGGCCAAGCCACATCGGCAAAGTCCACGTAGACAGTACCTGTCTGTACATCCGTTGAAATCGTCGCACCTGTCACAGCCACACCACCTGCTGTATAGCCTGTACCGGTTACCTCGTTTGCCGTTGTGTACACCGTAGTCAAGGAGCCAATATCCGAGAACGCGGTATACAACGCCATCTTTAATGTATCAGTCGCCAAGTTCTGCCCCGCTTGGAGCATCTCTTGTTTAAAACTGTTTGTGAGTCCCTGTTGGATTGCCATTACGGATTCACCTTAATCTTTGCCTGACCATCACGATAAGCATCGCCACGCTCAAGGCCTGTACCCAGACGGTTCAGTTGACCCATAGCCTCTTGATACTTCTTCTCGTAAGCCGTCATCAGATCCACTTCACCCTTTAAGAAGATGTACGCCTCGACCATCGTGCCATACAAAAGCACTGGGGAATAGTTGTCGCCAAGCCAAGTGCGGCCATCAGCGGCTACAGTAATTGACTCAGGGTAATAGTAGTAGTGCAACTCGATTGTATAAATAGCGTTTGGTGTTGGGCCAAGAATAAAGCTCAACTCGTCCGTAATAACACTAGTAACAACCGTAGGGCCAAATAAAGCGTAATACTGTGGCAAGCCAGTAGACGATGGGTTTGGATACGCTGCACGGATAAAGTTCACATCCTTGTTGAGCAGATACTCATAGTTGCCTGTTGCATCAATTGCCGCCATCGAAAAGACCGACAAGAAGTCTGCTGGGCAGGACAAGTACTTATTACCTGATGTGGTCAAACCTGTGACGTTCTTACGTAGCGCCGGAATCTGAACGCTGTTGTAGATGCGCTCTTCAGCCTGCTTGATAAAGGTGTTGATCTGCTCAGTGCCGTCAGACGTAGTCGTGCCTGTACCTGCTACGTTCGTCCACGTATTTGACGGAAAGTCGTTTTGCAGGTAGTTCTTAACAGCAATGAACAGTTCGTTGTACGTCATGATTAGCCCATCGGACCACGAGACATTACGCCTTTAGTTGCTGCGCCAGTACCGCGCATCTTGATGCCCGAAGTCTTCGGTTCTTTGTAGTTGCCCTTGGAAAGACCGCCAACAGATATGTTCATGCTGTCTATGCACTTGGCTCCTGACTC